ACGCTATACTGTACGGAATCTGGGGTGACAAGCCCCACCTAAACAAGGATAACATATGATTGAGTATATACTCTGTTATGCAACAAGTTTTACCTTAGGTACAATGTTTGGTATGTATCTTAGTTATGTAATTATTAAGTGGATTAAAGAGAAAAAACTATGGTAGCTTTAATAGACTTTGACCTTGTTTTATATAGATGTTCAGCATCTGCTGAAAATGAGAGCTTTGAGATAGCTAAACATAGGGTAAATGAGTTGTTAGATTTACTCTTAGTTAAGACAGAAGCAAAAAGGTACAGGGCATTTATAGGAGGTAAAGGAAATTTCCGTAAAGCAATTTTTCCAGAATATAAAGGTAATAGAACACAACCAAAACCTAAACATTTAGATAGTTTACGTGATTATTCTGTTGCAGAATTAAATGCTGAGATAACTGAAAATGATATGGAAGTTGATGATTATTTAGGGATTTACCAGCATAATAATACAATTATCTGTTCGCTGGATAAAGATTTATTACAAATACCCGGAAGGCATTATCGTTGGGCAATTTCAACATCTAAGTGGAGTAAAGATGAAGAGTTTATAGAACAAACAGAAATAGAAGGTTTGCGTTTATTTTATGAACAATGCTTAAAAGGTGATAAATCTGACAATGTTAAAGGTGTTGAAGGCTTAGGTGAAAAGAAATCTAAAAAGATTTTAGAAAAGTGTGAAACAGAAATAGAGATGATTAACACTTGCTTGTTTCACTATCCAAGTGAAGAGGAATTTCTAATGAACGCACAATGCTTGTATATCCTGCGAAGTTTTGATGATAGCTATTTAGAAAGGTATAATAGGTTGACAAATGAAAGTGACAGCAACTAAGTATGAAGATATAGAAGTAGAAGTTAGTGAAGAACAAGTTGAGGTGTTAATGTGTGCTCTTATAAAAGATGACTTTGACAATCAGAAAGAGATTTTAGAAGTAGAATTCCCAGAGTTGCTTGATGCTATGAAAGTTGTTTATGAGGCTTATTCTGGGCGACCTATAGATTTAGTTGAGAGGTTTTCACATTGACTTGGACAGCAGGAAGGTTAAAGACTTTTATTACTTCAACTTTACGGAGTGGGTTTAGGAAATTTCCACCAAAGTTTGAGACATTAAAAGAAGCTAGTGTTGGGAAGAAAGTAAACAAGAAAACTGGTAGAGTAGCAGAGCATTTTAAATGTGCAACTTGTAAGCAAGATTTCCCTGCTAAAGAAGTAAATGTTGACCATATTCAGGCAGTAGTGTGTCCCGTAGAAGGTTTTATCAATTGGGATGTTTACATAAAACGAATGTTCTGTGATAAAAGTAATTTACAAGTGTTATGTGAAAGCTGCCATGATAAAAAATCAGCAGAAGAGCGCAAAGTTAGGAAGGAGAATAAATAATGGCAACAAAGAATGATGTTACTGGAGACACTATACAATCTGGTAAAGGTAATCCAAAGTTGTTTAAAGAGAATTTAGCTAAGATTGAACCAAATTGTTATAAAGATTGTGCTTATTTAAAAGATACTCTGGTAAAATGCAGAGTTTGTGAATGGAGAAATAAATGACAGTTAGTTTAGTTTGGATTACTCCAGACGCAGAGCAGTTAATTGGCTTTTGCGCTAGGGTAAGTAATCCTGCAAACCAAGACAATCCAGATGTTTCAAAGCTACTTCGCTATTGTGTAAAAAACTCTCATTGGAGTGTGTTTGAGATGGCTTCTGCTTGTCTAGAGATTAATGCTCCAAGAGATATTAGTAGGCAAATCTTAAGACATCGGAGCTTCTCATTTCAAGAGTTTAGTCAGAGATATGCAGATGTAGGTGAATTACCATTTAGTGGTTATCGTGAAGCTAGGTTACAAGATACAAAAAATAGACAGAATAGTATAGTTACAGATAATTCTGAATTAGTAAATGCTTGGGAAGAACGACAAGCCAACCTAATGACAACAATTGAAGGTAATTATAAATGGGCATTGAGTAATGGTAATGCTAAAGAATGTGCTAGAGTTATTCTGCCAGAAGGGTTGACACCTAGTAGAATTTATATGTCTGGTACAATTCGTAGTTGGTTACATTTCTTACAAGTTCGTCAGGGGAATGGTACACAGAAAGAGCACGTAGAAATCGCTAATAATATACACGCACTATTATCTAAAGAATTACCAATTATTTTTGGAGAATTATAATGAATATAATAGAATTTAAACATTTTAAAGACGGAGTAATAGTTTATGTAAATGATAAAGAGTATAATAAATTTTACAGTGAACAAGAGGCTTTAAATTATTTATTAATAAATGAATTAATACCAGATTTACAAATAAAAAGGACAATGTATGGCTAAACGTATTCTTGTAATTCCCGACAGCCAGATTCGACCAGATGACAACACAGAGTTTCTTTACTTCATTGGGCAATATGCTGTAGATATGCTCCCTGACATTATTATACACTTAGGGGATTTTGCAGATATGCCATCACTGAGTAGCCACGATAAGGCTGGTAGCAAAAGTATGGAAGGTATGAGGTATAAAGCAGATATTAAGGCTACGATAGATGCTATGAAAGTGTTGCTACACCCTATTAAAAGCCACCAAGAATTTCTAAAGAAGAACCATAGACCTCGCTGGAAACCTCGTATGGTTATGTTATTAGGAAATCATGAGAATCGTATTAACCGGGCAATACAGAATGACCCAAAGCTAGAAGGTTTAATTTCAGTAGAGGATTTAGAATATGCTAAGTTTGGTTGGGAAGTTGTGCCGTTCTTACAGCCTATTAACATTGAAGGTATTATGTTTTGTCATTATTTTGTTTCTGGAGTTATGGGAAATCCTGTTACTACAGCTCGTGCGCTACTTACAAAACATCATCAGTCTTGTATTGCTGGGCATCAACAAGGTAGAGATATTGCTTTTGGTAAAAGAGCAGATGGTACAGAAATGACTGCTATGATTGTAGGTAGTGGGTATGAGCATGATGAACATTATTTAAACTACCAAACCAATAATCATTGGCGAGGTGTAGTAGTGTTAAATGAAGTGCATAATGGTACATTTGACGAAATTATGGTTAGTAACTATCAAACACAAGCAGAGAATAGTAGGCTACCTTCTGCGGATACAGAATATTTATTATTAGGTTTAATTGGGGAAGTTGGCGAGGTTTACTCTCTGTTAGCTAAAAATATTAGGGATGAAACTGATTTAGACGAAACTGCCCTTAAAAAAGAATTAGGTGATTGCCTCTGGTTTATTGCAACTATTTGTACAGATTTTGGTCTAGATTTAAACGATGTTGCACAAACTAACATTGACAAATTACTTAGTAGGAAATTAAAAGGAACTTTAAATGGGTCTGGAGATGAAAGATGACGTACCAAAGATTAAATGATGCTACACCAGAAGAATGGGATGCAGCAGCACACGCTACTGGTTGGGGTGTTCCAAGTAAGGCAAGTGAAAAACAAGTAGGCGGGTCACATTACAAAAAGTTTAAGATACAACCTGCTGAATTTTGTTATCATAATGATATACCTTATTTAGAAGCTACAGCAATTAAATACTTATGTAGGTGGAGAGATAAAGGTGGGATTCAGGATTTAGAGAAAGCCAAACACTTCATTGATTTATTGATTGAGTTTGAAAATGCTGACAATTGAAGAGTTAAAACAGAAAATTTCTGAGCAAGTTCCAGAATTAGATTTTATAGATATTCTTGAGATTACTACTGAGGATTTAGTTGAAGCGTTCTTGGATAAAGTTATAGAAAATTATGACAAGTTTCAAGATATGCTGGAATGATTTAGAGTTGCCTCCTATTAATCTTTGGAATGTTCCTAATATGGATATAAAATATACAGCATTTTGCCCAAATTGTAATAGAATAAAAACATATAAATCTGAAGTTACCTATAATAAATGTAAAGATAAATTATGTAAATCTTGCTCAAATAGCATAAAAGCTGGTGGAAATGGGTACAAAGAAAACTGTAAATGTGGGAATAAAAAGTACAAAAATAGTTCTACCTATTGTTCTGAATGTTTAGCAAAAACTTGTAGAGAGTATCATAAAAACTACTATAAATATGCTAAATATGGAAAAACAAAAGAATGGTATGATGAAGAAGTTAAGAAAGGGTGTGCAATTTGTAAAACAAATTTAACTAATAAAAAAGTACACATAGACCACTGTCATTCTTCTGGGAAAGTTAGGGGAATATTGTGTGAATTATGTAATAAAGGTTTAGGGCAGTTTAAAGATAATATTAATAGTTTAGAAAATGCAATTATATATTTGAAAGAGAGAAATTAATGGATATATCACAAGACATTCTAAGTCGGATTACGATTTTTAATAAATATGCAAAGTTTGTACCAGAATTAAAACGTAGGGAAACTTGGGATGAATTGGTAGAGCGAAACATGGCTATGCACATTCGTAAATACCCACAAATGAAACAGGAGATTAAAGATGCTTACAAATATGTATACAACAGGCAGGTACTTCCTAGCATGCGCTCTTTGCAGTTTGGTGGACGCCCTATTGAGTTGTCTAACAATCGTATGTTTAATTGTGCTTACTCCCCTGCTAATCATCCAGCCATCTTTAGCGAAACAATGTTTAATCTTTTGGGTGGCTCCGGTGTCGGCTTTTCGGTTCAAGCTCGCCATACGAATCAACTCCCGACTATTGTAGGTACTTCTGACAAACAACGTAGATTTTTAGTTGGGGATTCTATTGAGGGCTGGGCAGACGCTGTTAAAGTCTTAATTAAAGCTTATACATTAGGTAAGTCTGACCCTGTATTTGACTTCAGAGATATTCGTGCCAAAGGTGCTCGACTTATTACCTCCGGTGGTAAAGCTCCCGGAGCTGACCCATTACGAATTTGCTTGGATAAACTACGCTCTGTATTAAATGGAGCTATCGGACGTAAACTTCGCCCTATTGAAGTACATGATATGATTTGTCATATTGCAGATGCTGTATTGTCTGGAGGTATTCGTAGAGCAGCGTTGATTAGCTTGTTTGACAAAGATGATATGGATATGCTCTCTGCTAAGTCTGGTGCATGGTGGGAATTAAATCCACAACGAGGTCGAGCTAATAACTCAGCAGTGTTGCATCGAGACGACACAACCAAAGAAGAGTGGGATGCTATTTGGAAGAAAGTAGAAGAGAGTGGTTCTGGTGAGCCGGGTGTATTCTGGACAAATGACTATGACATGGGTAGTAACCCTTGTTGTGAGATTGCACTAAACCCAAATCAATATTGTAATCTTGTTGAAGTCAATGTTAGTGATGTATATACGCAAGAAGAGTTAAATGCTCGTGTTAAAGCTGCCACTTTAATTGGTACATTACAAGCTGGGTACACAGACTTCCATTATCTGCGTAATGCTTGGAAAGAAATGACAGAAAAAGAAGCCTTGTTAGGGGTTTCTATGACAGGGATTGGTTCTGGTAGTGTTGGTAAACTTAATTTATCAGAAGCAGCTACATTAACAGTGGAGGAGAATAAGCGTGTTGCTAATATTATTGGGATTAATAGTAGTGCTCGTATTACTACAGTCAAACCTGCTGGCACTACTTCCCTTGTGGTTGGCTCGTCTAGTGGGATACACGCTTGGCATAACGATTACTATATTCGCCGTATGCGTGTTGGAAAGAATGAGCCACTCTATCGCTACATGGTTGATAATTTCCCAGAGCTAATTGAGGATTGTCATTTTAAACCTCACTTAGAAGCTGTTATGAGTTTCCCACAAAAAGCTCCAGAAGGTGCTATGCTCCGTACAGAAAGTTATAAAGATTTGTTAGAGCGAGTTCGCCGTTGGAATTTGGAGTGGATTGTACCCGGACATAACTATGGCAAGAATAAACATAATGTATCTTGTACAATTAGTTTGAAACCAGAAGAGTTTTATGATTGTGGTGAATGGATGTGGGAAAATCGTGCTGATTATACTGGTATCTCTGTACTACCTTATGATAATGGTACATATATCCAAGCACCTTTTGAGAATTGTACTAAAGAGAAGTTTGAAGAGTTGTACAAACATCTTGCTGCTATTGACCTCACTAAAGTTATTGAAGAGGATGATAATACAGTGCAAAAAGAGCAAGCTGCCTGTGCTGGGGGTGCGTGTGAGGTACAATAAGGAGGGTTTATGTTTGTAACTTTTGAGTTAATTGCTGGTGTTGGTTTTGGTATAGAAGTAATTACTAAAAACCAATTAGATGAAGGCGAAGGTTGGTATCTAATAATTGAGTTAGGGATTATTAGAGTTATAGTAGATAAGTAATAAAAAAGCCCCTTAATTGGGGCTTTTTATTGTTACATATTAAATGCTTTAATAGGAGATTTTTGAGGATATAGAATTTCTTGTACAGGTCTATTCAATTGTTGTGTAGATACCGGAGATTGCCCACCTATTAAAGCTCCAGTAATTAAATCTCTGGTAACTTGTGCTTTTTTATTTTTAGCAACAGTTTTCTCAAAGTCAATTACTCTTTTATAAATATCTTCTTGTTGGGCTCTAGATAAAACACCTAAGTTATCCATTACAGGACGCATCCTATTAAAGGCAGACTTCATAGCTGCTTCATCTTTTAAAGTACCTAAATACTCTGTAAATGCCTTTTTAAAGGATTCTCCCCCAGTTGGTGAATTCTTTAAACTAGCTAGAATTTGCTCTTGTTGCCCTTTATCTGCAAATTTAAAATTTGTTTGTTTTAAAGTATTCATAGCATCTTCTGCTAAAGCCCCAAACTCCAATGCTTCTACAGACTTTAATTCTTGATAACTATTTTTACCAGCAGTTCTTTCTAAATATTGTTCAAACCTATTCTTAAGGGCATTTTGTGC